ATATCAGGACTGGGGAGCTATGTAATGAAAGCTATTATAACTATGGATATAAAAGAAAAAAGCTTATTGTTCGCTAGGCTTGCAGCTGATGCATACGGTGAAGAAAAGACCGTTAAAAAAATTGTTAAAGAACTTGGATTTACTAAATGTAAATTCTATGATAATGGTGGAGCTCAAGCATTTAGATTTGAATCTCCTACCGATGTTGTTGTTGCTTGTCGTGGCACACAACCAACAGAATTCAATGACTTAAAGGCAGACCTTAAAGCATTTCCCGTTAAATCAGAGACCGTTAGTAGAGTTCATAGGGGATTTAAAGCTGAGGTGGATGAGCTTTGGCCTATGATAAAACCTGACATTGAGACCATTGATAAAAAATTATGGTTCTGTGGTCATTCACTTGGAGCTGCAATGGCTACAATTATGGCTAGTAGATGTCATTTAAAATGGGAAATTACTAACGTAGAAGCTCTATTTACTTATGGCTCACCAAGAGTTGGGTGGCCTGGGTATGTTAAATCATTAAAACTTACTCATTATAGGTGGCAAAATAATAATGATATAGTAACAAGGGTACCTCTTAGGGTTATGGGTTATAGACATGATGGTCATTTAATGTATATAAGGCATGATGGTTCTATTGACGATGATGGTAAATTTAAATGGCGTGAACGATTTAATGATAGAATGAAAGGTATGTGGGATGGTATAAAACATGGTAAGGTTGATAACTTTGCAGACCATGCTATGGCTGAATACATTCCTCATTTGGAAAAATGGTAGTGTATAAATATATACATAAAATGGTGTATCGAGGAGATATAAATGGCTAATGGCGAATTTCTCGACATCGAGAAAAGACTAGAACGAATGCATCTTGCTTTAAAACGGCAAGAAAAAGAATTAGAATCCTGGAGACATAGGTCGACAAGGATACCAAATTGGGTAAGGAATAGCGGCGTAGCTCTATTCATGGCTATATTTGCACAGACTATGGCTGCGGTTTGGTGGGCATCGTCAATAACGAACACACAATTGAATATTATTAAGGATGTCCAAGTAAATACAGATTATAGAATATCCAGTGCCGAAAGGTATAATGAGATTATGATAGAATTAACTAAGATTGAAGTGATGTTGGAAAATCATCTCAATGTACATTTTAACGACCAGGAATAAATATGAAATCACTTAAACACATTAGAGAAGCAAGTGGCGGCAAAGAAGCCTACATGAAATTCTTCAATTCTCTTCTTAAGAAATTCGGAGCTGACTCACCTTCAGAACTTAAGGGAGATAAAAAAACAAAATTCTTTAATGCGCTTGACAAAGGCTGGGATGGTGATAATGAAAAAGATGAAACAATCACAGAAAAATTAAAAGCTAAGCCGGGTAAATTTTCTGGACGTGGTAAAGATTATTTTGAAATTGATATAGTCATTCCTGATAAATGGAAAACTGATGAGGCTTTTTATAAAGCAGTTTTAAAGAAGTATAAAGTTAAACTTGAATATATTGGTGGTGGTAGTACTCAGTATATGCATAAAGCTTCTGGTAAAAAATCTGACATTTTAGCTTGGGGACTTGGTAGTTCCAGAGATGGTATCGGTTTTGGAGTTGATGAAACCGATATAGCTGATTACTTTGACATTGACCAAGAACTTTATGTTGAAGGTATAATTATTCCTAAAGTAGCTAAACATACTATTAGACTTGTTTATGAAGGTGAAATTAAAGAAAAATTAAGAGGTGGACGTGGTAAGCTTGGAGCTGCGGATGCACTTGATATAGATTTAGATGCATCAGATTATAAGGGTGGTGAAAAAGCTTTTATTAAATTTGCTTCAACGAAATATAAAATTAAAATTAAACCTACTAGAGTAGGTGCAGAAATAACTGGTGATAAGCAAAAGATTTTAGCATTCCTCCAAAGTAATGATTATGGAATGGATGATTCAGATATATCAGAATTATTTCCAGAGTTAATGGAAAACAAGGATGACTTTAAAGATGACACCGATGTTTCAGATGACAGAGGTAATTACTCAGGTGTTGAAGAAGACCATTCCCTACGCCATGATGACGAAGACGATGAGGACATGGATGATTTAGACCCAGATACTACTACTGACTTACAGGGTGAGGATTACTATGACTCTAAGCAAGAAAAAGCTCCTCCTGGTATGGAAGCTTTTGTAGAAAAATTAAAAGCAGATGGCAAGACAGATGAAGAAGCATTTGCTATTGCTTGGTCCCAATACAACGATGCTAAAAGAACTAAAACCAGACATGGTGATGCTGAACATGAATCAGTTGAAGAAGCAAAATGGGGACCAGCTAAAAAAGGGAAAACCATAAGAGGTGCTAAGTTAGGTAAATCATATCCTGTAATGGATGCTGGTCAAAAATCAAAAGTTCAAGCTATTGCTAAAAAGAATTCAGGTAATATGCAACAAGCTATGATTGATATTGAAAAGATTAGAGGTGGATTAACTGATAATCCAGATGTTATGGAAATTCTTAGAGTAGCTAATGAAAGTGTTGAGGAAGCTAGAAAAGTAAAGCCTGTACAAGGAAATAAAAAAGAATATTGGAGAAGAGTTGATGCAGTAAGGAAAAAGTTTGGAATATTAGGAAAAGAAGGTGGCATTCTGAATTTAAATAAAGCTGCACAAAAGAAATACTTTGCCGCAGTAGACGCAGCTTTAGGTCATACTTTAGAAAATGTTGAAGAAAAAGTTTCAGTAGACCGTAGAACAATTGGCTTTAAACATGCAATGCTTAGAAAAGAAAAGGCTAAGATAAAGCGTGAAGCTAAAAAGAAAGCAGAAGCTAAAACACCAAAGTTTGATGTTGATGCTTATATAGACAAAGGCAATTATGAATATGATGGTGATGTTGAGGAAGTAATTAAAAGAACTTCTGATATGGTTATGTACGGCAAAAGAAAAGAAGATGCAGCTGCTAATGCTGTTGCTCATGCTGGCGTAGACATGGCTCCTAATGCTAAGAAGAAAAAGAAATCTTTAAGCGCAATTTATAAAAGATAATGAAAGACCAGATTGTTATGTTATTGTTGGGAATAGTTTTAGCCTTAGGTGGCTGGAACTTAACTCAAACATTTAATTTAAGTACCACTCAAGCAGTGATAGATGATAAGGTTGATAAGTTAGAAAGAAGCGTTGAGAAACTTCAAGACCAAATGGATGATATGCTGAAAGTTGATGAAGAGATTATGGAACAACATGAGGATTTATTTAATCAAATTTTAGGTAATAATAATTCAGGGACATATAGCTATTAATGAAAACATTTCAACAATACTTAGATGAATTTATGGCTAGTGAAGGTCAATCACCTGGCATGAAGCGTGCTAAGAGACTTGCTAGAATGAATGCACATTTACAAAAGACAATGAAAAAATATGGTGACGCAACAAAGGCAGGCATTCATCCATCAAAAGTAAATCAAAGGCGAAATAAATTAACTATAAAAAAAGGTGGATAACGTTTGCCTTATTAATTATGGCAATATCAACTCCAACAAAAACCCATATTAATGTAGTAGCAACTACATTCGATTATTCAGCTAAATCAAATTTAGGACAAATTCGAACTGGGTCTTATTTGTCTCAGGCATCTATGCTGGTGTATGATGATATCTTAAGATTCCAAAACTCAACAGATACTCCTACAGCTGATATATCTAATTTTAATTATAATCAATTTGAAGGTAATATCCTTTGGTTCATGGATGAATTAGTTGGAATGGAATCTGACTGGATACAAGATGCTTCACCAGGAATTAAAGGTAATACTGCTTATGGCTATGTACAATTTACTGAGGATAGTGTTGAGACTGCTGTAAATAGATACATTGGACATTTAGAAAGATTTAATGAACGATCAGCTGACCGTGGTTGGGAACCATATTCTATTAAAAAGGATGAGACTCTACCTACTCCTGAATGGTTAATTACACTTAAAAATTCTACTAAGACTCATGAAGAAAAATTAGATGCATTAACATATGATGAAGTATTGGCTTTAGCATTTGTACATCTTCATAGTAAAAAATCAAAAGATTCAAATTTTGTATTGTTATCTGAAGGTGATATATACGCATCAAAAGAATTATATAAAAATAATCATCATACTAATCCAGATGCAGCAACATTAACTAGACTAGAAGGTTTTTTCCCTTGGCGTAAACAGAATAAGTATGTTGAGAAATTAGCACATGCTGTTAGTGCTGTTCCAGGTACTGAATGGATGCACAAACATTGTTCTGGTGATGTAAATCTTTATTCATCAACACCTATTGATGTTATGAATTTGATTCGTAAAAAGCTTAGAATACAAAGTGGTGATGATTTAGCAGTCAAATTTGGGAATGATATGAATGTTACAATCACAGATGTAACTTCATTAGTTGGTGTTGATAGAAATAACAATTCATCTCTTGGTGTATATACAAATTGGCATGATGGATTAAACAACATCCCAGGTGGCTCAAACTATAAAGTATTCGAAACCATAAAAAAAGACCCAGGAGCAACCCCTGGTTATTATTTTTATAGGCCTGATGGTGCAAGTGAATGGTTACAAAATATGGAGGATGAATTAACTAATAATCCTACTCTTTATAACTATGATGAATTATGTCAAACTCTTGAAAGTTGGACTATTAATACACAAACATATATAGTAGATTGGTGGATAGATAATATTTCAGAATGTGAATCGTGGTGCACATGGTGTTTCGGGTCTGCTGGGCGTGATTTTCTTACACCTATGCGGCCTGTCGGTGGTGGGGCACCAGAGTTTGGATTATCAGGTGGATATGCCTGGGATAATCCAATAGTACAGGCTAGAACTGGTCCCCGTACAGATATTTCACAAGGTATTATAGTACTTAATTTAGCTGTTGGTAATGCTAGAGCGGGATTAATAACTATGTTACATGAAGCTGGTGGACATGCTCTACATCAAGGTTATTGGGGTGGCAAACATAAAGATGGAGAAGGTGATTATAAATTCTTAACTCAACAAAATAATATAGATTTAAAAGCACTTTATGATAGTCATTATGGACCTGGCCAAGGCGCATGGAATGAACATGCTACACTTTTTCCAGACCCAAATATATACTATCCTAATGAGCTTACGTGGCTTGAGAGAACTTTTGTAAACCAGCCACAAACTGAATTGCTTGCTATCTACAAGTATACAGAAGAAACAATAGAGGATGAATTCTTAGCTAGAGTTTATGCACTAATGGCAGCAAATAAATGTATTACATTTGTTGATGATATATGGCCTGTTATGAAACGTGTGAACCCTATGGTTGCTGGTCCTGCTGGTTCAACAATAAGTGGTTTAACTCATATAATTAATCAAGATATAGCGGAAAAAATAGATATAGAGATGAGAGATGTTATGAGGTTAGATATGAGGGATTATAACATATCAAATCTGTATGGTAATTCTTAGTCTACAGAGGCAATAATATATAAATAATACATAGATATAAGGAAATGAAATGGCAACACCAACTACAAGAGCTACATTACAAGAATATTGCTTAAGGAGCTTAGGCTCTCCAGTGATTGAAATTAATGTAGACGATGACCAGATAGAAGACCGCACTGATGATGCAATACAATTCTACCAAGAATTCCATTCAGATGCTGTTATTCGTACATATTTAAAGCATGAACTTACTGCTGCGGACATAACTAACAACTATATCACAGTAAGTGATAACGTTACGGCTGTTATGCAGATGTTAAGCGGTGGTCAATCATCTGGTAGTTCTTTATTTGACATGGGTTATCATATGAGACTTAATGATGTCTTTATGATTAAAGGTTTGCAAACTCAAATCCAAACATATGAACAATCACTACAACATTTATCACTAATTGAAAGTCAGTTAAATAGTGTAGAACATTTAAGGTTTAGTAGACATATGAATAGACTTCACATGGACGAAGGCTTTGGGGATTTAGCAGCTGGTAGTTTTATAGTGATTGAGGCTATGTCTATTATTGACCCAGCAAGTTATGCTGATGTATATAATGATTTATATTTAAAAAAATATCTTACAGCATTAATCAAACGCCAATGGGGTGGAAACATGATGAAGTTTGAAGGCTTCCAGCTTCCAGGTGGTATAACAATGAATGGACGCCAAATGTTTGATGATGCCATAGAGGAAATTCAACGATTAGAAGAAGAATGTAGGTTGACATGGATGGCTCCGGACAACTTTTTAATGGGATAATAAATGGCTACTTCAGTATACTTTTCAGGCGCTGTACAATCTGAACAGAATCTTTATGAGGATTTGGTTTTAGAGAGTATAAAAATATTTGGACAAGATGTTGTCTACATTCCGCGTGAGCAAATCTATGAAGATGCATTATTAAATGAAACATTAAATCAATATCGCCACGCTTACCCAATAGAAATGTACTTAGAAAACACCGAAGGATTTGAAGGTGATGGTAATCTATTAGGGAAATTTGGCTTAGAGATTAGAGACCAAGGTACATTTGTTGTACCTAAGAAGCGTTGGCATGCCGTTGTAGGTGAAAATTTAGCTGATGCATTTGGAAATACGGTCACTAATTTGCCCTCTGAAGGTGATTTATTATGGATGACAATGACCAATAGGCTGTTCGAAATAAAGTATGTAGAGCCTAAGCTACCGTTCTATCAGTTGGCCGACCTTCCAGTTTACACTTTAACGGCTGAATTATTTGAATATAATGACCAAAATTTTGATACGGGCTGGCCTGAAATAGATAACATAGAATTAATAAATGCTAACTCATATAGCTATACTACAACTGCAGCGGCCGATACGAACCATTTTGAAATTGGTGAGTACGTTCATCAATGGACTGGAACTACTGATGATAATGCCACAAACATCAATATTATTGGCAAAGTAGCGGCCTATGAAAAAGTGGATACACTTACTTATACTACATTACTTGTATCCCCACATCAATCAACAAACGGTGATGGAACCTTTATGCAACCAGCTGTTCATGCCACACGACTACTTGTTGGTCAAAACTCTGGTAGTTCAAGACAGATTACTGTTGACTTAACAGGTACCCTTAAGAGTGAATATAACTTGGATGTATATGCAGACAATGATGAATTTGAATTAGCTGGTGATAGTGTTATAGACTTCACAGAAGCTAATCCATTCGGAGACCCATAATGTTTGATAATTGGTGGTATCATGAATCAACTCGTCGGATGGTCTCGGTATTTGGTTCTATGTTTAATGACTTAGAGGTCCATAAAAGAGATTCAGCTGGGAAGGTATTACAAAAAATTAAAGTACCTTTAAGCTATGCTCCTAGACAAAAAGTTATTGCGCGGTTAAATGAACAGACAAGAGACCCTAATATAGCTATGAAGCTTCCACGTATATCCTTTGAAATTACTTCAATGGATTATGATGCAAATGCACGTGTATCTAAACATAAAAGCTATACAAAGGTTGTAGTAGGTGATACACTTCAACGACATAAATTAGGTGCACCAGCCGTATATAAGGTTGGATTTGAATTAAATATTCTAGCTTCAACTCAAGATGAAGGTCTACAATTATTAGAACAGATACTTCCAATGTTCCAGCCAGAATATACAGTAACTATAAAGGATATTCCAGATATGGATTTAACCACTGACACTCCGATAGTTTTAGAGAGTGTCACCTTAAATGATGATTATGAGGGTGATTTAGTTACAAGGAGAGCTATAATATATACGTTACAGTTTGGAACTCGCATTCGTTATTACAGAGGTATTGGTAAGAGTAAACAAATTCTTGAAACCGAAGTGGACTATTCAGAAAATGTTGACCCAACAACTCATAAATTTGAGAGACAAGCAATAGATGGTACCACTACATCTGACGGTGCTGGTGGATTTAAAGAACCATACACTGAAACTATTAACTTTTTTGACACGGACGTATAACTATGTATAATTATAAAGCAAAATTATTAAGAGTCGTTGATGGTGATACTGTTGACGCAGAATTAGATTTAGGATTTAAAATATTTATTAAAGAGAGGATTCGTTTAATGGGTATAGATACTCCTGAGAGTAGAACAAGAAACCTTGCTGAGAAATCATGGGGTAAGGCTGCTAGTGCCAGATTATCACAATTACTAGAAGAAGCTAATGGAGAATTTACATTAGTTACTAAAAAACAAAAGAAAGGAAAGTTTGGACGAATATTAGGAACTCTTTCAGTCTCAACAAAAGACGGTATCGTTGATGCCAATCAAGTTTTAATTGATGAACAACTTGCTATACCTTATACAGGCGGTAATAAAGAAGAGAGTAGAACCGCAGCAGGAGTATTAGATTTATGGAACACATATTATGAACACCCTACAGAAGGTTGACCAGGATTACGAGGACGTAAGGAAACAACTTTTTGATTTAGCCGAGCAAGGAGATGAAGCGATTGAGCTTATGTTAGACCTTGCACGTGAATCAGAACATCCGAGAGCCTTTGAGGTACTTGGTCAGTTAATCAAAAATAATGCTGAGATAGGTGAAAAGATTCTTAAACTTCATAAGAGTAAAAAAGAAGTTGATAAAGAAGACCTACCAGCTCTTTCCAGAGACCCAACAAATAATAATGTTTTTATAGGCTCAACAGCTGAGCTACAAAAAATGTTAAGAGATGAAATAGTAATAGAGCAAGAACCAGATGGGTAGAGAGAGTATGTACTTAGGCAACCCGAATGTTCGGGGAGCTGACGTAGAACATGAATGGACTAAAGCAGAATTAGTCGAATATAATAAATGTCTTAAAGACCCTAATTATTTTGCGGATAAATACTGTAAAATAATCCACCTTGATAAAGGATTAATACCTTTTAATTTATATCCATATCAAAAGAAAATGTTTACTTCTTTTGAAGCTAATAGATTTAATATTGTTCTTGCATGTCGTCAAAGTGGTAAATCAATTGCTGCTGTAGCCTATCTATTATGGTATACGATTTTTAAAGGTGAACAAGTAGTAGGTATTTTAGCTAACAAAGAAGCTATTGCTAGAGAAATGTTAGGTAGAATTACTCTTATGTTAGAGAATCTACCATTCTTTCTACAGCCTGGTTGTACAACTCTTAATAAAAAATCAATTGCATTTTCTAATAATTCAAGAATAGTAGCAGCCGCTACTTCCTCAAGTTCTATTCGTGGTATGTCACTAAACCTAGTATACCTTGATGAGTTTGCTTTTGTAGATAATGCTACAGAATTTTATACTTCAACATACCCAGTAATATCATCTGGTAAAACATCTAAAATTATTATAACCTCAACTGCCAATGGTATAGGTAACATGTTCCATAAGCTATATGAGGGAGCTATCCAAGGAACAAATGAATTCATATCATTACGTGTAGACTGGTGGGATGTACCTGGAAGAGATGAGGAATGGAAACAAATGACTGTAGACAATACTTCCCAACTGCAATTTGACCAAGAATTTGGTAACTCATTCCATGGAACAGGTAATACTCTTATATCTGCTGATATATTATTAGCTTTAAGAGCAAGAAATCCTGAGGAAATAATTAATGGTATAAAGATATGGGTACAACCTAAGGAAGGACATAATTATTTAATGTTTGTGGATGTATCTAAAGGTAGAGGACAAGATTATTCCACATTTACAGTTATAGATGTTAGTGTTAATCCATTTGTTCAGGTATGTACGTATCGAGATAATATGATGTCGCCTTTATTATTCCCTGACCTATTATATAAATATGCCACACACTATAATGAATGCTATGTTGTGGTTGAATCAAATGATGCTGGACAAGTTGTATGCAATGGTTTATATTATGATTTAGAATATGAGAACGTATTTGTAGAGAGTATGATTAAAGCTAATGCTATTGGTGTAACAATGACTAGAAAAATTAAAAGAATGGGTTGTTCAAATATAAAAGATATAATGGAACAGCACAAGTTAGTAATAAATGATGAAGAAACTATAAGGGAGATGAGTACATTTGTCTCAAAGGGTTCATCTTATGAGGCTGACCACAATGCACATGACGATTTAATGATGAATTTGGTTATGTTTGGGTGGTTTACATCTACCCCGTTCTTTGCTGAGTCAACAGATATTGATTTAAAACATATGTTATACTTAGAAAAGGTTAAACAATTAGAAGATGAGGTAATACCAATAGGTAATATGCCATCAAAAGAAGTGGAACATCCATTTGGAAGTGGGTGGCAAGTATGGAGAGGTTGAATATTATAAATAAGTATATTGAGAATAAACCGTATTATGAAAATCTTATAACAAAATGACATAGGAGTTATACATGGCAAGTCTAGTTTCGCCTGGAGTACAGGTAAAAGAAATCGACTTAACTAACGTCGTACCGTCTACATCATCAACTGTGGGAGCCATAGCAGGAAGTTTTGCTTGGGGTCCATGTGATGTAATCACTACCGTGAGTAGCGAAACGGAGTTAATCGACAAATTTGGAAAGCCAGGAGCGGAGACTTTCGAGTCTACTCTTCAAGCTGCCCAATTTTTAAGCTATGGCAGTGCTTTACGCGTTGTCAGAGCTGTTGGAACAGCAGCACGAAATGCTACGGCATCTGGTACTGGTATTCTAACAAAAAACAAAGAAATATTCGATACACAAACACCTGCGGCTGGAGACTGGGCACAAGCAAGATGGCCAGGAGTTACAGGCAATGGTATCGGAGTAGCATACGCAACAGACCCAACAAGTTTTGTTGGATCGACTTGGTGGACAGATAATGTGGAAAGTGCACCAGGTACATCAGCGGGAGCTCAAGCGGTAGGAGGCTCAAATGATGAAATTCATGTCTTAGTTTATGATAAAAATGGTACAATTACAGGTACGGCTAATAGCATACTTGAATATTGGACTTTTTTAAGTCAGGCAAGCGATGTGAAAGGGTCAGATGGCGGCTCTTTATACTATAAAGACGTCATTAACAACAATTCTGAATGGGTATATATCGGAAATCATCCAGCAGCTTTAACAGATGCTGGTGAATCAGCCACAAGTAATGCATTTACGCGAGTTAACCATGCGTTTGCAGCATTAACTGGTGGTATCGATGATAATGTATTGACAGCAGGAGAAGCAAACACAGCTTATAATTTGTTTAGCGACAAAGAAACTGTAGATGTTGACTTGATTTTTCAAGCTAACACTTCACTTGCAAGGGCTGATAACCTGACAATTACTAATAATCTAATATCCATTGCGGATGCAAGAAAAGATGTGGTGGTATTTGTTTCACCTTGTGGCGCAGAATATGTTACTTCTGCATCAACTACATTTACCAATATATCAACAAACAGAGATACTGTTACATCATCGTCTTATGGATTTATGGACTCAGGTCGATTATATGTATATGACAAATACAACGATACACATCGTTGGATTGGTGGCGCAGGAACCTGTGCAGGACTAACAGCAAATGCCGACCTAGTCGCAGATGCATGGTTCTCACCGGCTGGATTTACACGTGGTAACTTAAGAAATGTTACTAAACTAGCGTTTAATCCTGACCAAGCAGCAAGAGATTCGTTATATAAAAAGGGTATTAACCCAATTGTAACATTCCCTGGTGCAGGTACGGTTCTATTTGGTGATAAAACTTTACAAATTAAACCATCAGCGTTTGATAGAATTAACGTTCGTAGATTGTTTATTGTATTGGAAGAGGCTATAAGCGTAGCATCTAAAGCATCATTATTTGAATTTAATGATGAATTTACGAGGGCTCAATTCCGTAATATGGTTGAACCTTTCTTAAGGGATGTTAAAGGCCGTAGAGGTATTACGGACTTTAAAGTAGTATGTGATGGTACAAATAACACAGGAAACATTATTGATACTAATAAGTTTGTTGCTGATATTTATATCAAACCTGCTCGTTCTATAAACTATATCACATTAAACTTTATTGCCACTCGAACTGGTGTTGAGTTTAGTGAAATTGCAGGAGGTAATTAAAGATGGCTATTTTAGGCGTAGATGATATGAAAGCCAAGTTAGTTGGCGGCGGTGCTAGACCTAATCTATTCAAAGTAACAATGGCTTTTCCAAGCTATGTTACAGCGGATGTATCTTTAGCATCTTATATGTGTAAAGCAGCAACTTTACCAGCTGGCGCGATTGCAACAATTCCGGTTCCTTTTAGGGGTCGTAATTTACAGGTTGCCGGTGATAGAACTTTTGACCCTTGGTCAATAACTGTGATTAATGATACTGACTTTAATGTACGTAACTCTTTTGAACAGTGGATGAACGGGATTAATCAACACCAAGAGAACACTGGGTTAACACAACCAAGTTCTTATATGGCTGATATGATCGTTGAGCAACTGGATAAAGATGGTACAGTTAAGAAAAAATATGACATTCGTGGCACATGGCCATCAGGTCTCGGTGAGATTGTGGTTGACTATAGCCAAGAAAATGTTATTGAAGAGTTCACGGTAGAATTACAAGTTCAATATTGGGAATCTAATAAGACAACGTAAATTATCATAATAACTTAAGGAGTGCCCTCGGGCACTCTTTCTTAAGTGTTATAAATAATATTTAAGAAAGAGTGTAAAGGATATTAAATGGCAAAAGACAACAATAGATTATTTGGTTTTAGCTTTAAAAGAAAAGCCGTAGACGATAAAAAGAAACCAGTATCATTCGCATTAGACAATGAGGATGGTGCATATGAAATTTCTCCCACTGGCGGATACTTCGGTCAATATATGGACTTACAGGGAGATAGATTCCAAAATGACAGAGATTTAGTAATGAAATACCGTCAGATATCTTCCTACCCGGAAGTAGATATGGCGATTGAAGACATTTGTAATGAAGCTATTACAGAAGAGAGCGGGGTTATTGTTAATCTAAATTTGGATAACCTTGAACAAAAGGATAGTGTTAAGGAATTAATCCATGAAGAATTCCAAAGAATATTAAATCTAATTAATTTTAAAGGTACAGCATACGACTTATTTAGACGTTGGTATACTGATGGTCGTTTATTTTTTCATGTTATTATTAATGAAAACAAAACAGATGCTGGTATAATTGAGCTAAGACAAATAGACCCGACTAGAATCCGTAAGGTTAAGGAAATTGAAAAGGTTAAAGACCCTAAGACAGGAGCAGAACTTACTAAAGAGGGAGATGAATACTACATATATCAAGATGAGAATCTAATCCAACAAGGAGAAGGTTTAAGAATCCATACTGACTCTATCATTCAAGTTAATTCAGGTCTATTAAATGATGAACGCAATAAGGTTATTGGTTATTTGCAGAAAGCTCTTAAACCTTTAAATCAACTTAGTATGATGGAAGACTCTTTAGTCATCTATAGAATATCAAGAGCACCTGAGAGACGTATATTTTATATAGATGTTGGTAACCTACCTAAAGGCAAGGCGGAAGAATACCTTAACAATACTATGAATAGGTATCGCAATAAGATAGTATATGACCCAACCACTGGTAATCTTAAAGATGAAAAGGTTCATCGCAATGTTATGGAAGACTTTTGGTTACCTCGTAGAGAGGGTGGTCGTGGAACTGAAATTGATACTCTTCCAGGTGGACAAAACCTTGGTGAGATTGAAGATGTTCAATACTTCCAAAACAAATTATACAGGGCTTTAAACATTCCAATGAGCAGACTACAAGAAGCTGATGCATTTTCAGTTGGTCGTTCCTCAGAAATTACTCGTGATGAGCTTAAATTTCAAAAGTTTATAGACCGAATTCGTAACAAATTCT